TGGTCTGTTGAAAAGTACTTCTTCGCTATTCTTGTACCATACTTTAAATCTAGCCTCTGGGTCTTTCTTATTGTAAGCTTTATGGAATTGTTCGTAGAAGTAACCATCATCATCCGCAGGAGTTCCCCACATCCATATTTCACCCTCTTTTGACCTCGAGGGTTCGTTGTTTTCCATAAACTGATTCTCTCGAGGTTTCATAATGTTTATTAAGAAGTGGATACAACCTAAAAAATGCAAAGTATGTGGTAAACACTTAAGACAACATAACCAAACATACCTATGTCAATTCCACTTAAGAGCATCCTACTATGCCAAACGCAAACTACATCAAAGGAAGAGCAAAGGAGTACAAAGTTAAGAAACAATTAGAAGATGATGGATGGATTGTATTGCGAACTGCGGGATCTCATGGCTTCGCCGATTTAGTCGCAGTCAAAAGGTATGCCATTCTGTTCGTACAAGTGAAACCAGACAACTATCCGTCTGAAAAGCTTGATAAAGAGTTTAAATGGATTAATGGAGACTTCTATGCTAGGTTTGAAGTTAGATGACTGGCAGAAAGAGATACTCGCTTATAAAGGAGATATCATTCTATGCAAGGGAAGAAGAATAGGTGGAACTGAGATATTCTCTATTAAAGCCGCAGAAAGGATGGTCTCTCAGCCGGGAGTTAAGATAGTAATGATTTCTTTAACAGAAGATCAGGCTAAATTAATCATATCAGTAACGCATGAATATTTAAAAAGAAAATACGAATGGATGATTAAAACAGGAAATGAGAGACCGACATTAACTGAAATAAAACTCACAAACGAAAGTAAAATAACTGTTAGACCTGTTGGAGATACAGGAAACTCAATCAGAGGCTTTGATGGTCATGTATTAGGAATAGACGAAGCTCCATGGCAGCCTAAAATGATGTGGCAGGCTGCAAGACCTATTATATCCACAAATGATGGTGAAATATGGATGTGGGGAACTCCTGCGGATGATGATGGTTACTTCTACGAACAATTCCATAAAGCTTACAATAAGAAAGACCCAGAGGCTAGATTTAAAGTATGGTACAAGAATAGCGAAGAAGTACTTTTCAACAGACCAGTATGTGCAACCTGGACTCAAAAACAGAGTGATGGAGCTAAAAGAATATTGGCAGAAGAAAAGAAAGACATGACGGAAGAAGAATACGGAAATGAGTATCTTGGTAAGTTCTTGAGTGAATTACATAGGTTCATAGATGAAGATTGGATAATTAAGGTTTGCACAGAACAAAGGAATCCTGAAATGGCAGGAAATAGGTGGTTAGGTTGTGATATAGGCAGACAGTACGATCCAAGCACATTTGAAGACTTTGGAAGGGATGGAGATATTATAGTTCAGGCAGATAGCCAGACAACGCGGAAGACATTCACAAACGAAACACAAGATAAGATAATAGCACTTAATAAGGCAGTAAACTACAAAGAAATTGGAATAGACGCAGGAAGCGGAGCTTTAGGAGTTGGAGTTTATGATAATCTGATGATTGTAGCTGAAATAGGTTATAAACTTAAAGCAATGAATAACAGATCTATTGCACTAGACAAAGAAGGGAAGAAAAAGCAGACATTACACCAAATGGATTTCTATAATAGATTTAAAGCATTAGGACAGGAGGGCAAACTAAAGCTTCTTAATGATGATGGAGTTATAGCAAGTTTAAGGTCTATAAGATTAACAATACCAAAGGGAGATAAAGAACAACAAACAAAACTAAAGATAATAGGAAATGACTTGCACATCATGGAAGGCATGGTGAGAGGTGTTGAACTTGCTAGAAAAGGCAAAGTTATAAAACCCTGGGTTGCTTTCATTTAACATGGCTTTTACATTATGTACATCACACGCCATAACTATTAAAGCGGGGAAGGATGTGAATAGCACAGCTGCAGTTTCTTTAGCCTTGCTAACTCAGTTTAGTGACGAGGCAGAACATGAAGTAATGCTTGAAACAAGATACGATTGGGTTACTAACACAGGTTCTGTTTTTGCATCTCATGCTTTATCTCAAGCTGTCTCAGATATTGCAGCAGCTAAACTTGTTGATTATGATAAGAATGGTTATCTAGGTTTATCTTATGCAGAAGACACAATCAACTTCTTACTAAATAGGGCTAATAAGACTATGAAATTATTATCAGATGACCCAAACAGAACTTTTGCAATATCCGGCAAGACAGGGGTGAGATAATGGCTATAGCAGGAAGAGACATCTTTGCAGGAACTGCAGGACCTGTTACTGCTAACTATAGTGGCTTTGATATTGCCAGAGGTACAGGTATTCAGACATTCTTTGGAGGGTTAACAAACTTTGCTTCTGCAGCTTATATTCTAAGGCAAGAGGCTTTTGATTCTGATAATGTCTTAACAGCATCAATACATACTGATGTCACACTAGGACAGAATAGTTATGGGATTGTGAACTCAGGAGCTTTTGATGTACAGTTTTTAAGACCACAGATAATGGAAGGAACAGCACTTCTTAATATACCACATGGGGCTTTGAACGGAACTGATGGAAAGACAAATGACTCTCATATTAGAGCAACCATAAGGACAGTTAGAGACGGAGTAGAAACAGATGTTGGCTTTGCATCAGGGAGCAGCCATATTATGACTGGATCAAATACAGAGTATAGGACTTCTGCAATAAGAATACCCATTCCAAGAACACACATAAAAGTAAATGATATATTACGGCTTCATGTAGAACAGTTTGCAAAGGTTAGGAATACCTCAACAACAATAACCTTCTTCATAGCTCATGATCCAAAAAGCAAAGATGCTTCAACAGATAGAGATAGTGTCGGGATGACTCAGAGCTTTAATCTTACCTCAGGTGCAACAATACTTAAATTAGACATACCTTTCATAGTTGATGTATAATGGTAGACTTTAGTGCAGAATCAGCAGGTACAATACCCTCAACGGCAGAGGACTTTAAAGTAGATGCTCAAAACACAGATGGAATTAACGAAGGTGTAGAGACAGAGTGGATTAATCCTTTCTTTGCAGTTTACTTCGGTTATTACAATAAGATACCAGAACTCAACAGAGCAATAAACACTAAATCCATTTTAACTGTTGGAACAGGATATACAGCAGATAACAGCACCATGGCTGTCTTAGATAATATCACTGGATGGGGAGTTGATACTTTTAACACTATTCTTGAGAACATGATAATCATGATGCAGATTAACGGGGATAGCTTTGCAGAGATAATAAGAGATGGAGGAGCACCATTATTAAATCTCAAACCACTTGATCCTTCAGCTATAAGAATCGTAACCAGTCAAAAAGGGATTATAGATAGATACGAACAGATTAAGAAGCTTCCAGATAGGATAGTAGTAGAGAGGAAGTTTAAGCCGGAAGATATATTTCATTTCTCATTGAATAGAGTAGCAGATAATATTCACGGGACTTCTATAATTTCGTCTTTAATGTGGGTTATAGATGCCTTACAAGAAGCTAATGCAATTCAGAGAAAGGTTATCCAACAGCACGGTTTTCCTATCAAGGTGTGGAAGTTGAAAGGAGATAGTGAGGAAGATAGGGATAAGTTTAAGAAGGTTGTTCAGGAGAGCAACAAGGATCATGTTAATATCTTCATCCCAGATGACACTGTAGAAATAGAGATCGTATCAATCCCACCTAACGCAACTCTTAACATACTCACATGGATACAATACCTTAAAGGATTGTTCTTCACACTTGTTGGAGTTTCAGAGGTTCAGGCAGGAGGAATACAGACAGGAGCTACGGAGTCTGCTGCAAAAGTAAGTTCGTTCTCTGCAGAACATTCTGTAAAATCTGGTCAGAGATATGTTAAAGCTCAAGTATGGAATCAATTAGCCTTAAGAATAGAACTTAATAAGATAGCTTCAATAGCTCCAGAATTACAAGCTGATGAGAAGAAGGATGCAGGTCAGGGTCTTAACTTTCAACCTAATGAAACAACCGCAGGGGAGGGAAGATAATGCCAAAGCACACAAAAAAAGAACGAGAGAAGAATAAATTCAAATCTAACCTAG